CCGGACTTTTTACGACTCGCGGAAGTCCACTCCGCGTGGGATTTCCTGTGCACCTGCAAGGGACCAAATCGGCCTGTGCCGTTAACAAATGTACCCCGCCCTTTTGCCTAATACCTATTGACGTAGAACTGGTGATTTGAACACCGAACCGCCCGGGGAGAAACCAATTGACAAAGCTGGGTTCGAACCAGTACCTCGGGAGTGCTTTCGTCCGCTTGTTGCCCGCTAGAAGGAAAACTTACATAGCCGTAGCCCCAGCTACCACCACCCGAAGGCAGCCAGATTCAGCAGTCTAACCCTCTCGGTGCTGCGAGTCTGAGCTAATTCCCTAAAAGCCGACGTACACGCCTACTTGCAAACGCCCTTCCATGACGCAGGGACCCGCTTTCCACGGGAGACCGAAACAGGACGCACCGCCTCAGGCCTGTGACAGGGAATGCACCCGCGAAGGACTCCGTTGCGCCTGAGTCCCCCCAAAGGTACATGCCTCACTCCCCAATCGAGATGTGGCAACAATTGCAGTCTCACACGACGGAGAACTACCTGGATTCGGCTACTTAGCCGGGCCCTTTGAACTGTGGCTTGGCGGCTATACACCCTAGATTCCTCGATATGCCTGTAAACAGGTTTCTCTCCACTAGGGATACAAGGCCTGCGCTTCATCAGGGAAGGCTCTCGCCGTTCCCCTCACTCGCCATTATCCAGTTGGGTCAACGACCTCATTGCCCCCCACTACACCCATAGTTACTCCCAAACACCGTAGAACTTGTCAACAAGGCCAGGTCGGCTCGAAAGCAATTCATCTTCCCATGGAGATTCCTCTGTGACCCAGGGTTTCAACTCCAAAGACAACCCTGAGAGGTACCGCTCCACTGCGAGCTGGGCATCGGGTTCCAATCCGAATGCCCTTGAAAAGCTTTCCCTGGCCAACGTTGTTGGCTCTACGAACTTAGCCTGTGCACGACGGTCAACATCCACGCCTAGGGCCTGATAATCTCTGTAGAAGTGCTCATCTACAGCTCTGTGATGTTCCGTCAAGTGCAGGAGCCGGGCGGCAAAAGCTTGTGACACAGGCACACCCACGTGGAGACTCAACTCACATTCCGCCACACCACGAAGGTATGGCCCGACAAAAGCGAGTTGTTGCAAGTGAGCATGATTGGAGGTCATTTGGCTTATGACCTTGACCCAATCCCTCACCATGCGCCACCTCCCCGGTGACAG